ATGCGCACGCGCCCGCCCGTGTGGAGGACGACGTGCCCGCCGCGCCATCGAATGGCCGTCAACGGCTCGACCAGGATTCGGGCTCTGCCGCCGACGAAGACCTCGCGCGCTCGTGGGCTCTCGTCGTCGACCCACCGCCGCGTGCTGTGGTCACGAGCGACGGTTGCGAACACGAGCCCGCGCCCCTTGCGGGAGCCGTCCGCCCAGCCGGGGGCGCTCGCGGCGGGGGATGCGCCTCAACAACTCGAATTGGCGTCGCATCGTCGGTTGGTCGAAGTCGTGCCGGGGTCGCCGCGTTCACGACCTGCGCCACACGGCCGCCACTCTTTGGCTCTCGAACGGCATCGACGTCAAGACGGTGCAGACCTGGCTCGGCCACGAGTCCGCGCAGCTGACGCTGAACCTGTACAGCCATTGAATGGGCAGCCACGCCGATGCCGCCGCTCTCGCACGCCTGAACGCGGTTCTCGGGGGGACACGCAGCCGAACCTAAGAACGGGCCTCGCGGCGCTTCCCTTTGAATCATTCGTAGGGCGGACGGGACTTGAACCCGTGACCGACGGATCATGGGTCGCCCCGGTCACGCCGATCCGACCGGCACCTAGTGCCGTCGAAGCAATAGAGGCATGAGCGTGACCATGCGATCGCCATTCTTCACGCGAACGGGTAGCCCGCGAAATGGGGAGTGAACGTCACCTTAAGCTGGTGCCACAGTCGAGGATGACACAGCAAGTCACGCCCTCTGCACCTTGGGCGAGCCCCATCCGTGGGTACCTCGACCACCTCACCGCCAGTCGGTCCCCGAAGCCGACGATCACTCTCCGGAGCTACTACCTACGTCGCTTCGCCGCTGACATCGGCATAGACCCCTGGGGCGTAACCGCCCGCGATCTCGTCGACTACATCAACAACAGCACCTGGGGACCATCGGCAGTCAAGAGCTTCCGCTCCACGATGCGCGAGTTCTACCGCTGGGCCACCCTCTCCGACCTCACCACCACGAACCCGGCCGAACGACTGCCGCGCGTCCGGGTACCCGTCGGCTCGCCCCGCCCCGCCCCCGAGTCGTCCCTCGAGGACGGCCTGGGCGTCGCAGACCCTCGCACCCGCATGATGATCCGACTCGCTGCCCTGGCAGGACTCCGCTGCCGAGAGATCGCCCTCGTCCAGGGCGATGACGTCGAGCGCGACCTCCTCGGATGGTCTCTACGCGTGCAGGGCAAGGGCGGCCGCATGCGCCGAGTCCCGATCTCCGACGACCTCGCCGCCGAGATCCTCGGCCACGCCGGCTACCTGTTCCCAGGGCAGGTCGAAGGTCACCTCTCCGCCCAGTACGTCTCCAAGCTGATCTCGCGGGCGCTCCCCGGCGCGACCGCCCACCAGCTTCGGCACCGCTACGCCACTCGCGCCTACCAGCACGGGGGGCGAGACATCCGGGCAGTGCAGGAGCTGCTCGGGCACGCGAGCGTCGCGACCACTCAGGTGTACACCGCTGTCGACCCCGACTCGCTGCGGCAAGCTGCGCTCGCGGCCGCATAGACACTCCGGGCCCAGCCTCGACGCAAACTGGATCCCCTCGCGCCTTCTCAATTCGGTGCGAGGGGATCGCACCACGGACCACGGGCGCCCGCGGCGCGGGCTCGCGAGCCCCCTATGATCGTCGCCATGACCGACGCCCCTCTGTATAGCTTCACCTCGCACATCTCAGGCAAGAACGCCAAGGTACAGATCTACCGGGACCGCATCGAATGGGAGCGCCCTCGCGGCGTTTCGGGCGGCAAGATCACGGCGGGCATCATGACCGGCGGGCTCAGTCTTCTCGCGACTGGCGTCAAGAATGGCAAATCCGGAACCGAGATGATCCCGGTGAAGAACATCAGCTCGGTCACGACGAGACGCGATGGCATTATGAACTCGTTCGTCTCGATCATCACGTCCGGCAACACGATCGACTTCCGCGTCTCGCACGGCGAGGCCGCGACCGTGAAGACGGTCGTCACTGACCTCATCCTCGGCAAGTACGACGCCGCGGTCGAGGCCGCAGCCGCACCGGTGCCGGAGCCAGCCCCGACAGCGGCCCCCGGGGTCGATGTGACTGAGCAAATCGCGAAGCTCGCTTCGCTGCGAGACGCCGGCGTGCTCACCGACGAAGAGTTCACCACGAAGAAGGCCGAGCTCCTCGCACGGCTTTGAACAGTCCCGGCGCTGGCTGTCGGTCGTGCAGCGGTAACATCCCTTCACGGTCGCGCGACGCAAGACGGAGAACTCCGAGGTTCGCGCGGCCTCTTCGCTTCGCAGCGGCCGGGCTGCCCGACACTCGGGGAGACGGCGTGCATCACAAGATCCAAGACGCCCACGACGCGTACGAACGCCGCAGCCGGGAACCCACGGCCGAGTGGCACCCAATCCTCGCCGCCGAAGAGCGCGCTCTCTGCGTCTGGGTGATGGTCGCGCAATACGGGCGTGAGTACGGCACCGTCCGCTTGATACGCCGCGGCGATGAGGTCGGCTACCGGGCCGAGGACGCGGCAGGGCAGCTCGTCGGCTACTACCGGACCCTGAAGGCCGGGTGCATGGCCGTTCACCGTCAACATCTACGTGACGGTACCCCCGGCTCGTACACTGCGTACTGGCACGACGATCTCGAGAGTCGCAGCTGACTACTGGTCAGAGCGCGATGACGCTGAGTATCCCGGCGATCGACGCGAGCGCGACGCCCGATCCAACGAGGCCGAACTCCACCTTCGCGTCATATCGGATCGAATCGCCAATCTGGTGAGCGATGGCGTGCATGTCAGCTTCGAAATCGTCGGTGAATTCCGGCGAGGGAGGCGCGGGCGCACTCTTGCGATTCACGAACACGACTCGCAGGAGCGCCACGAACGGCAGCGCAAAGGCCAAGACGTACAACGCGATGATCGCTGCTTGCATGCGCAGATCGTAGCGGCGCCCGTGACGCGCGGTCTATGCCTCTTGACCGCCCCGCGATTGGGCGCACACTGGTCTCACTTTCCTTGTTGCGTAGCAAGGTTAGTGCGGGTAGAATATTACTATCGACAAGGAAAGGAGGGATAGATGGACAAGGAACTGAAGAAGATCGCGAAGGCACTCGAGGCGCAGGGCTTCGAGACTCGGATCTCCAAGCGGGGCCACATGATCGTGAGCCACGACGGGAGGATCGTAGCGACCTTCTCCGGGACCGCGAGCGATTGGCGCTCGATGCGGAACAGCATCGCAGACGCGAGACGCGCGGGGTTCAAGTGGCCGCCTGAACGGTAGCCGCGAAAAGGGGACCGGGCCAAAGGTAGTGGCCCGGTCCCCGGTTCCAACCATCATCCCACCCCACATCAGAAAGGAGAACCCCGTGCCTACGTTCGTCAGCTACATCGAGTTCAGCGGGACCGGACGCACGAGCGATGTCGTGGACCGCCTGATCGACCACCTCGACGGATTCGACCCGTCGATCAGCGAGCCCGCATCGGATCGGATCGGAGTCCGCGTCAACATCGACGGCCCGGACCTCGGCGTCGCCACCCGCACCGTCGTCGCCCTCGCTACCAACGCGCTCGCGACCCTTGTGCCGGACGCGAAGCCCGTGCATGTCGAGACGTCCACCGAGAGGGAGTTCGAGGTACGCGAGGCCCTCACCGACGGACACACCATGCTCACTGTGGCCGACGCGATGCGGTTCCTCGGCGTCAGCCGCCAGGCGGTGCTTCAGCAGATCGAATCCGGACGGCTTGCCGGCGCCCAGAGGTCCCGCGACGGCGACGCTTACCTCATCCCCGCCGACTCGATCCGGGATCGCGCCCGGCAGCGGGTCGTCCTCGGTTGGGCTCCGAGTTGGGATGAGAACGGCATCGAGATCGGCGACGACACGCAGCGCCGCGCGATCCTTGAGCCGATGTATGACGCGCTTTCGATCGTCGGCGCGCTTCCTGCCTATCGGGAAGCGCAGAAGGCTGAGCAGGGTGAGGAGCACAACGGGCTGCTCGCGCGGACCTGGCGCGATGCCGAGCGGGATGCTCTTGATGCGATGGCGATGCTCGGGATGCCCACCACTGGGGTCCGCTTCTTCGCGGAACCCCTCGCGACCCGCGGTACCACGGGCTTCTGACAAACGACGAGAGGCGCCCCCGCGCGACTCCTACGGAGAGGAGCGCACGGGGGCGTCAAAAACGAGTCGGGCGCCATCGGCACGATGGCTCAAGCTATCCAATGGGGTCAATGTCGTCCGGATGCAGCCGGGTCCGGGTTCCGTCGGGACTGAAGATAATACGCTCGCCGTCGACAAGGTAGATCGTGATTGTCAATTGTTGATTCGTAGCGAGAGCTTGCATGTCTGTCAGCTTTTCTTGCGAAATGGGCTTTGGTGGACCACCTAGATACACATCCGCGGTCTCCAGAGATGCGCTTATCTTTGCACCTGCCCCCGAGGTACCCAGGATCCTCCGCAAACGCTCAACGTTCGGAGACTTCGTCGGCGACCAGACTTTCTCGTCGTATCCCATCGAGTCCATCCAACGGCGCACGCGTTCACGCTCGCTCTGGGATGGAGCACCGCGCAGATCCGCCACCTCCCGCTGCAACGCACGAATGGTAGTTAGCACCTCCTCAAGGAGGTCGTCAGGACTACGTTTCGGCGGAGGTGCCGTGTGGAGCAACATTGCACGTTCCACGGCTGCCTCGAACTCGTCCCAATGCACGTCGAACAACGTGCGCACGGTATCGGGGTCCACGCGATCCACGTTCGCATTGTTGACCGACGTGACAAGGGCGAAGACAGCGTCACGGTCGGTGGCCGCTGTGTTCTGGAACTGCTTCAGAGGACCGTCAAGATCGGCGTCTGCCAGGCCGACCAAGAGAGGGGCCACGCGTCCATCGGTGACCGACTTCCCGAGCGCCCCCGCTTCAAAGTTGATCCAAGTTGACCCGACATTCGTCCGCGTCACGACAACGATCCCAAACTGGGACTCTTCGAGTTCGTCCGCGATCTTGTTGAGGCCGCGCGCTCCCCTGTCGATGTCTTCCGACGAGACGAACGCAGTGACCTTCCTCGCGAGCACCTGCGGCAACCAGTCTCGGAGCGCCACGGCGACCGTGTTCGATTGCTTGCCCGACCAACTGATGAAAACCTGCACGCTGTCCTCCCGATCCGCGCAGACTCTATCGGTCCGAGAGGAATTCACGTAGCGCGCGACCCGCCTAAGAGATTGGACGCCACAGATCGTGGGCGAACGTCGATGCGGATGCGTCGACTTCACCAGACCACTCGTAGACGTCGAGCTCTTCGCCTGTGGTCGCGCCGGAGAAGAATGACTGAACCGTGGCTTCCCGCTCGAGGAGGAGCCCGGTGGCGTCCATCACGGTTCCGGGCCCGTTGGTCCCGGACTGGTTCACGAGGTACGCGGCGAATCGCGTCGCCCCCGCCGGCACGGTGAACGTGTTCCCGATCCGCGCCCACCCACCGTCGACCATGCTGACGATCTCGGTAGCGACTCCCCCGGGTCGCCAGTTGATCGTGTCGTCGCCGAATCGGACGCGGAGCCTGCCGACCGGCGCGGGGTCTCCGGTGACACGCAAGAACACCGAGAGCGCGATCCGCTCCCCCGGCGTCACCGGGAATCCGTATTCGGTCCCGAATGTGCCCGTCTCAGGGTTGCCGGTCAGGTGGAAACCATAGGTCGTGACCGTCTCCGACGTCTGCGTGAATCGGACGTAGGTGGTCAGCTCCGGGAGCGGCCCATCCGCCGCGTTGGTCACGAGAGAGTAGCTTCCGTTGTTGCCGTAGCGGCTCTGGTCGAACCTGACATCGTGATTCGACAGAGCAGGTAGAGCCGTCCCCCGCGGATCCACTGCGAGGTTCGTCCGCTGTAGCAACGGGGCCCGCTCGCCGACGAGCACGAGACCTGTGCCATCCGACGCCGCCACATACGCCTTACGCGCCCGAGCGAGTGAGACGCCGTCGACTGCAACGCACAGGTCGCTGATCTGGTCGAGCCGGAGCATCAGATGTCCACGACGATGTAGAGCTTGCTCGTGTCGTAGGGCGGGACGAGCTCGCCGAGCTGTTCCTCGGTCCCCGTCCACCGCTGCCATGCCCCGGATGCGAGCGCGGCCATCGCGGCGAATGCACCGAGTGTGGGCGCGCCGACATCGGCAGCGCCGAGCAGGATGTCGCCGGTCTGGCCGTTGACGGTGCTGACCGGTGCGATCGGGTAGGCGATCGACTGCCACGAGTCAGGGTCGGACGGCTCGTCGTCGGCAATGATCCATGTCGTCTTGGTGTCGCTGCGGATGCACCAGTCCCCGCGCTGTCCGGACAGGGCCAGCATCTCGGCTTCGCTGTCGACCTTGCCGAGGAAGTCTGAGACTGCCAGCGGCGGGAGCTGCGAGGTCGGCACCTTGCCGCTCATCAGGTCGGCCTTCGGGTGCCCCTCCATGTATGCGGCAACCGCATCGACCGAGGCCCCCTGCGCGGCGTCGCGCGCATCTTCCGCTTCGCTCGCTGCTACCGTCGCCGCGGCACTGGCGGACGCCGCCTCGGCCAACACTTCCTGTGCGGACGGCGGCAGGGGCACTAGCGGCTCGAGCGTGTCGGGATCGACCTGATGCAGATCGATCAGCTCGCCGACGGTGATCACTTCGACATCGGGGATCGCGAACCACCAGAGGTGGGTCTCCGCTCCCGGGCGAACCGTCAACCCCGCCGCGTTCCCGGGCGGAGTTGGAGCGAGCTCGTAGACCACCTCGTCGGCAGTGACATGTGCTCCCCGGGCGCCGTCGGAGACGATCGGGTCGCCCGCTTGCAGGTGGTGCATCTGCCACGCGACCCACCACGCGCCTGAGACACCGGACAGCACGTCCGCCTTTCGGAAGATGACAGCTACCACGGGAAGTACCTCCATAAATGCGGATGCAGCGGGTAGGGCTTGGTCGGGCACCGGGCCCTTGGGGGTGTCGGCCTACTGGCAGGACTCGCATTGCAGCTCGTCCATCGGATCGACGGGCACCTCGTACTCGTCGACGGTGTCTCGACTCACTTCGTCACCCCCTCGGGCCACTCGGGTGGCGGCGGAGGCTCCCCGTCGAAGATGTGCCCTCGGAGGTCGTGCGCGTACTGACGGAGCTTGTCGCGTTCCACGGTTCGCTCTGTGAGCTCCTCGGTCAGCTGGTCGTTGCGTCTGTCGACCCGCTCGAGCCTCTCGTCGAGGTTCCCACCACGACGAGTCAGCTCCTGGCTGAGACGACCGACTTCCTCTTGAAGCTGGTCGATCATCTGGTGCTCGTTGGACTTCTTGTTCGCGACGGCCTGCACCTCGGTCGCCCGACGCTGCACCCGTGAAGAGAGGACGTGCCCGAGAGCGACGCCGCCGACAGTCAGCAGCGTCGCTCCCAGACCGATTAGCCCTCCGAGGATCTCCGGGGTCACTGCTTCGTCGGGGTGTTCGCCGAAGCGAGGACCGCAGCGTAGGGGCCGACGTACCCGACGACACCAACGGCGATCGCGAGCACGATCACCCATGCCTCGAGCCACGAGGCCAGGCTCATCGTCGCGAGGGTCGCGGCCGCGCCGACGCCTGCCACGGTGCCCGTAATGAGGGCACCAATGACGAGCGCAGCGATCACGTACCAGGCGTACAGCCGCTTGCGGGTCTTCGCGTCCTCGACGACAGCGCCGAGCGCGCCTGCGTCGAGCTCGGGCGGGTTGATGAGATGCGTGACGGTCATTGCGTCCTCCTCTGTGATCGGTTCTGCCGGCGTCTCCGGCTGGGGCTCGGGCTCCGGCTCCGGCTCCGGTTCCGGGGTCGGCGTCGGTTCCGGGGTCGGCTCGGGTGCCGGGTCGGGCGTCGGCTCCGGCGCGGGTGCCGGGTCGGGCGTCGGCTGCGGGGTGAGGTCTTTGAGGTCGTGCGTGCCCGCGTCGGTGAAGCCGGAGACGTGGGAGTAGTAGCTCCCGATGAGGAGCCAGATGTTGCTCTTCTGGCCCTTGGGCGTCTGGCCGCGGACGTAGCCCTTCGGGGTGACGATCTTGCCGGGCGCGAGGTTCTGCTTCGGGTCGTAGGACGAGCTGGTCGTCGCCGCCTTCCGCCGCCGCGCCTGCGTGGTGGACTTCACCTGCCGCTGCTTCGCAGTCGGCTTGGGCGTCGCCTTGGGTGCGTTCTCATCGGTCAGACCCGTGATCCGCTCGCGCTTCCCGTTCGTGTGCGAGAAGCCCTTGAGGGTGAGGTGCTCCGCGTAGTCGTCGACCTTGTGGACGTAGACGCTCTTCCCGAGGCTCTTCACGGCGTTGGTCGACCATCCGGTCGCGGACGCCATGAGCCCCGAGCCGAGGTAGATCCCGACGTGGTTCTCGACGAACATCACGATGTCGCCCGGGCTCGCCTTGCGCCAGTCCTTCGTGTGGACCGTCGAGGCGGCGTTCGCCGCATTCGCGGTCCCGTAGCTGTTCGGGGTCGGCTTGCCGAAGTGGGTCTCCCAGTAGTTGCCCACGAACTGCTGGCAGTAGCTCGTCAGCACGCCGCTGCCGTTCTTGCGCAGGTAGCTCAGCGTCGCCTTCTTCACTGTGGCCTTCGCCACGGCGAGGGTGCTCGTCATGTGTCCTCCTCGATGATCTGAGGCGCGATCCACGCGCCGCCTTCGTATCGCCAGCCGATCCCGACCGGCATGTCCGTTCCGGGCAACACGAGCTGCCCTTCCGGCCCGTAGGGGGCCTCGCCGTCCCAGATGACGACGTTGACCACCAGGCCCTCGACGACCTGCGCGTACCTCATGCGAACAGCTCGACGATCACGATTCCGGGCGCCCCGTCGCCGCCGATGGCCGCGCCGTCACCGCGACCGCCACCGCCACCGCCCCCGTACCCGCCGCCCGGGTCGCCATCGGTGGTCGTGGACGAGGACTGCAACCCCCGCCCGCCCGTGCCGAGGAACGAGCCCCCGCCCGCGCCTCCGATCGGCGAGCCGGTCGAGCCGCCGCTGCCGCCGCCTCCTCGGATGAGAAGGTCGCCCACGCCGCCCGTGCCGCCCAGCCCGCCCGCCTGTCGGGAGGAGAGCCGGTACCCGCCCACCGCGATGACCAGATCATCGAACGACGATGCCCCACCGTCGCCTGAGCCGACCGTCGAGTCACCGATCCCGCCCGCCCCGACCGTCACCGGCACCAGCACCGGCAACAGAGAGAGGTCCGTGATGAAGCTGCGCGCGTACTCCCCGCCAGCCCCGCCACCGCCGCCCGAACCGCCCGAGCCGTTGCCGCCGCCTGCGCTCCCCGCCCCCTGCACCTGCACATCCAGCGCACGCAGCCACGGGAACGCCGAGCGGTCGAACGTGTCGGACGAGCGGAAGTAGAGCCGCCGAACCAGACGATAGGACCCCATCGGATCAGCCGATGCCGCCGAGCGACCATGAACCACGATCTGCCGCGTCGACAACTCGCACCGCACACGATCGCCGACACTCAGACGCACCGGGTCAACCAGGCTGTCCGGCGTGACCGGCAGCGCTGCATCTTCACCGTCGAGACGCACCCGCAGCGGTGCCACCCCGGTGACCGTCCCCCAGATGAACCGAGTCACAGGTCGATCACCTCCTGAAGATCGACACTCATCAACTCGTCAAACCGCAAGGGGATCTCGACCCTCTGCACCGTGTGCCGCGCGTCCACCCCCGCCGGCGTCGATTCGAACCGCACGGCGTCGAGCAGTTCCAAGGGCAGAGGCAGGCAGCGCACTGACACCGCCGCCTGAACCGATGAAGATGCGATGAGTGACTGGCGGGCGACGCTACTGAGGTGCGCCTCGGTCGCCCCGGCCGGATCCGGCTCCGCCGAGAAGTCAGGCACGTCGACCCCGCTGAGCACTTTCACTCGCCTGAGCGCGCGAACGTACTCCCCCGGGTTGTCGGGGTCCGGAACAAGACGCGAGTACGGGCAAGCCGGATCGTCATTCGACCACGAGCCCGTCAGTGGCTCCGCATCACCATCCCCAGTGGCAACGGCCACGACGATATTCGGCACTCCGAAGCTGTCGCGATCCCGCTTGAAGTCCGGCGAATACACGGACTCCTCACCGTCGGTGAGCTCGCGCACGAGCTGCTGCCCATCGGAATCGTTCAGCATCGCGTACCGGATCGATCGGTCCGCAGGGCGCACGTAGGGTGTCGCCCTGAAGTTGCCGACGCCGTCGACCCAGAGCGCCGTGTAGTCGAGCACCTTCAGGAGGTCGTTGACGATCGTGAGCTTCGTCGTCTCCGGTGCCACAGGGAAGACGAGCGACGAAGCGAGGGTCCGCGTGTCCGATCCGTCGATGACTATGGACTCGCCTGCCGACTTGATGATGTCGCGCACTATCTCGAGCACTGGCAGCCCCGCCTCCGCCACGAAGGTGGTGTCGAATGCGTCCTGATCGAGTGCGGTCGACTTGTCGTGCAGCTCGACGGCGAAGGTGCGCCCGGTTGCAGTCCACGCCTCTGGGGACGCCGTGACGACGTACACGCCGAGCGGCTGCTCCGGGAGGCCCTCGATCACCAGCACCGGCCGTATTCGCACCTGCACGAGGTCGATATCGGCAATCCGGGTCATACCGGATGCAGCAGTGGCGAGATCATGGACCGTGATGGAGCCTGACTTCTTCACCCGCGCCGAGACCGACCACGAGAGCGAGCCACCTGGCTCCACTCCATCGAGCTCCCCGATGAGCGAATCGCGCCCAGTTGCCGGGTTGTGCTTGAGCAGCTCATAGCGGTGCGACGTCGTGCGGGATCCGTAGAGAATCTCGCGCGTCGTCACATCGCGCACTGGCAGCACGCCAGCGGGCAGTCCAATCACGACGCCTCCGTTACCCTGTACCGGAACTCCTGCACCCGACTCGAGGGCGACGAGACCGAACCGGACACAGCGCCGAAGATTCGACGCCCGGAGGGGTCGCGGTAGCAGACGATCTCGGCGTCCAACAGGAACTCGTCAATCTCCTTGGGCGCAGACCCGACACCCGGCGCGAGCGACGCCGACCCCGACACGACGAGCGATCGGTTCTCACCGAACAACGCGATCGGGTTCCGGCGGCCTGCGGTCACCACGAGCGCCACGGCGCGCGATGGGCTCGAGTCGAACTTCAGGTTCCCGTGGAATGAGACGATGCGCGCGAAGCCCTCGCCGGTCGACAGGAACGCGTACCACTCCTCTGTCGTCTCGAGCAGTTCGACTATGTCTGCCACCGCGCCGTCGGCCGAGATGGTGCGGACCCTGTAGCTGTTCGCCCCGTGGATCGTTGGAGTCGTGTCAAGCACGGTCAGTGTGGGGTCGTCGATCGGGTAGTTGGCAATGACCGTCTCTTCGCGGCCGCCGTCGATCGCGCGTGTGACGGTCACGCGCGCGGCCGCCGCCTCCCCCTCGTCCGGGTCAGGGAACGCGAGATCGAGCTGCGCGACACCGGACTCCCGTAGGTAGGTGACGCCCACGCCTGCGGCCACGGGCAGTGTGTAAGCGACATCGAAGTCCGCGACGGCCGCTACAGAGCTGAGGCCGTTCGAGTCCAGTGCGGTCACCCTCAGCATGTACGAACCGCCGTCGAGCACCCGTGTCGCGAGTTTCGTCGATGCGAGTGTGGTCGTGAGGATCTGCTCGAGTACCGCCTCTCCCTGCATCAGGGTGACGACGGCGCGGACGAACGTCGCGCCCTCGGACTGCGTGAATCCGAGGGCGACATCGAGCTCGGCCTCGAGCCACGTCTCGCCATCTGCCGGCCGGTCGATGGTCACTACGGGCCGGGTCTTGAACGTCACCGTTTCCGGGTCCGACCACGGTGACGCCCCCATCTCGTCGGATCCACCCGACGTCGCCTGCCCCCAGGTGCGGACTCGGAGCGTGAGCGCCACCTCGGCGTCGTGTGTGCCTCCGGCGACCGTGTAGGCCGAGGTCGGAGTGGCCGTCTTCTCGCCCGTCGCCCATGTCGCGCCGCCGTCGGTCGACGACTGCATCTGATAGGCGGACTGCGGGGTCGTGTCGACCGGATTGTGCGACCAGGACAGCACGAAGTCGTCGCTCTTCGACTGGTACGCGTCGATGGTGGGGATGGTCGGCTTGTTCGGCGGCGCGAGTAGCTGGACCGTGGCCGATCGCACCCACTCCGACGCCAGACCGCCCGACGTGGCGCGAGCGCGCACCTGATATGTGTGAGTCTCGGCAGGGTCAGGGTCGGCGTGCTTGAAGGTCGATGTACCCGCCGGGACCGTCGCCAGCGGCGCCCAAGTCGAGCCGCCGTCCCCCGACCACTCGATCACGTGCTCGTGTTCGGTGTAGCCGACGTTCGGCGTCCACGCGAGGTTGATGTCGAGCGCCGCATCCTTCGCGACGGTGAATGCCGTCGGCAGAGCCGGAGTGGTGAACACGGGCGCAGAGGCGGCCGACCATGCCGAGGCCCCTGCCCCGTTCGTCGCCCGGACCCGGTACTCGAGTCGCTGGTTGGAGGAGCACGAGAGTGATACCGAGGTAGTCGGCGACACCGTGGATGCATCCGCCCACGCGCCCCCGTTGATGCGGCGCTCGATCCTGTTCGACGTCGGCGTTCCGTGACCGGGATTGGTCTGGGCCCATCCGACGGTGACCTCCGAGTCGGAGACGCGCGTCGCCACGGTCGCTGTCGGCGTATTCGGCGCAACTGTGATGCGCGGGAGCGACACGGAGCCCGAGACGCTCCGGCTGCCGAGGTTCGAGTCGCCGACCCATTGGGCCGAGTAGTTGAGGGTCTTCCTCCCGTCGCTGGCGTGCGGAACGGCGACCCATCCCTCCCACAGCATCTGGACGGTGTCCGTCTCGTTCCGTCCCGATGACGAACGGAAGTCGTAGCTGAGGCCACCGGAGGAGTAGCGAGTGCTCCCGTTCACAACGGCAGACGCCGAGCACACACCATTCGCGTTGTAGCTGCTCGTGCCTGCGGAGCTCGGGCCCCGCTTGATGAGCATCACCTTCGCATAGACGTCCTCTTCGTTCGCCGCCGCGTCGACGCCGGACCCGGAGTTGTCACGCCAGATCGTTGCGCGCAGGGCGACACCCGGATAGTTGTTTCCGGATAGTGCGAGCTCTTGCGATGCGATCTGAACGAGCGTCATCGGCCCTCCCCTTTTCGCAGCAGCACGCGCGTGCGACTCTCGACAGCGCCCGCGACCTTGTTCGCGAGCCGATCGATGCTCTCGTCCGCAATCCGCAGCGGATCGTCACTCCCCTGGGCCTCTGCACCCTCGCGACCGTCCCAGAGCGCCTCTCGAATCCGGTCAAGAACCGGACCGGCGAGAGGCATCACGATCTCGTCGTGACGACCCTCACCGATGTTGGCGAAGATGCCGCCAGGTTGTGCGGGCACCAGAGCACCATCAGCGAGCCGTGCGGCCGAGAAGTCGACACCGGGGATACGCGGGATCTTCGGGATACCCACCGATCCAGTGATGTCGTTCACGCCGTTGATGAGGCCGTTGATGAGAGCGATGACCGCGTTCACGACCCCCTCTGCGATGGAGACGATCGTGTTCCAGACGCCGGAGAAGATGCCAGCGATGCCCTTCCACGCACGCTCCCAGTCACCCGTGAAAACACCGACCAGGAAGTCGATCAGCCCGCCAAGGATCTGCGTAAGCCCGCTGATGATCGGCATGAGCGCGTTCGCGATCACCTCGACCACGTCGATGATCGGTGGCAACAGGTACTCGAGGGCCAGCAGCAGCGGGGTGAGCGCGTGCTCGATGAGGGGCGCGATCACCGGCAGGAGTGGCTCGAGCGCAGTGAAGATCAGATCTAGTAGCGGCTGGATGAGAGCGAGCACCGGCTTCAGCAGGGCGAATACAGCCTCGACTACGGGCATGAGGGCCTCGAACAGCTGCCCGAGAACCGGCATGAGCATCGACAGGACGCCAGCGACGAGCGGGATAGCCGTGGCGAGGGCACCGGAGAGGATCTGAGCGAGCTGCGCCACCAGAGGCATGGCCATCGGAAGCACCTGCGCCGCGAGGCTGCCGACCATCGCGACGAGGTCACCGAGGAACGGTGTGACTGCCACTAGTGCCTGAGCGAGGACTCCTGCCAGCACCATCGCGATCTGCGAGAAGATCGGCAGCATCGAAGAGAGTGCCGGTGCGAGCGCTTCGAGCAAGCCGGACAGGCTGCTGAATACGGTCGAGACCACGCCGCCGAGTGCGGACTGAAGCTGCGGCGATACCGCGACGAGTCCCGCGAAGGCGGAGAGGATGAGGCCAATGGGCCCCGTCAGGAACGCGGCAGGGCCAGCGAGCCCCTTGAACAGCCCGCCCACGATCGGGAGGTTCGCCAAGACACCGGCGAGTCCACCCGCGCCGAGAGCGGCGAATGCCGCGCCCAGCGGCGCGAGAAGAGGCATGAGACTCGGGACTTGCTCAGTGACGTTGGCGAGCCCCTCGCCGAGAGACATGAGGCGTTGCACGATCGACAGCGGGAGGAAGCTGTCGTCCTCCATTAGCTCGCCACTGAATCCGGCCCGAGCGACGGCGATCGCCTCGACGGCAGCATCTACCGCGCTACCGAATGCAGCTCCCCACTCCTTCGCGCGAGCCTCGAGGGGCGCGATGAGCTCGGTGATCCCGACGAAGAACTCCCGGAACATGGGGAACACGCCGGATAGGAAGTTCGCGCCGACTCGGCTGACGGCGGCGAGCATGTTCGCGAACGCGCCGCGAGTGGTATCGCCCGACGCGAGCGCCGCGCCCCCGATGTTCTCCTCGATTACACGGCGGAACGTCTCCGCGTCGACCTTGCCCGCCGACACCATCTCTCGGAGCGCGTCCTGCGAGACGCCGTACTCGGTCGCCAACCACTGCATGATGGGGATGCCCCGGTCCTGTAGCTGGTACAGGTTCTCGGTCATCGCCCGGCCGTTGGCTGTGACCTTGTTGATGATCGAGCCCATCTCGTCCATCGACGTGCCCGCGATGGTCGCGGCGTCGGCGGTCAGTCGTAGGTACTTCTCAAGCTCTCTCCCGGGCTTGATGCCTGCGGCAACCGCCGATGCGGCGACTGTCGCCGCCGTGTCGAGGCCGTACGCGGTGCCACGCACAGCGCCCAGTGCGGAGCCCATGATCTCCGTGACGGATTCGGCATCGTGGCCTAGGCCCTTGAGCTTTGCCTGCGCGTCCTCGATGTTGAGGAGTCGTCCAAGGCCCCCCTTGATCGCCAGACCCGCGAGGGCTGCGGCGGCCCCAGTGACGGCGGTCGCGGCGCCCTTCGCGAAGCCGGTGATGCGGCCGAAGACACTGCTGGCCTGCTTCTCGACGCCGTCGAAGCCGCTGCCGAATTCCTTCTCGACCCGACGCTTGATCCCCTTCGTCGTCGGGACGATCTCCACGTACAGCACAGCGGACAATTCGGCACCTCCGTGCTTCCTCAATAGGTCGCAGGCAGCACAAGGCTCACCGCGCTATGGGTCGTCGCCATCGCCCCCGCGCGACCGGCGGAAGAGTCGCCAGGTTTATCGGAATCGAGCCGGGTTTCGAAACCGATGGAGGATGCGTGGAGTCAGTCTCTAGCGCTGGGGAGCTGGCGGGCCGGTGTCACTGATAGCGCCTACAGTCGATGCCTCAGGCGACGCACAAGACCTGAAAGATAGCGCCTGCCGGGTCGTGCTCCGAGAACCGCGTCCCGCAATATCGCCTTCCGGCTAGCCGCGTAGCTCTGCGTCGCGGCGTGGGACTTTCGCAACCACCAGAGCGAAGCACCAGCCAACGGATACTTGCCGGCCCACCACGGCACGACCCACACGAGCCCCGGAAGGACGAATCCGGGCAAGGTCAAGAAGACGATCAGGGCGTCTTCCCCTGCGATGGCCGCGATCACGCCACTGACCAGATATGCCACGGGAATTACCAGCCAGAAGATGCCGATACCCACGGCGGCCAACCACCGAATCCCTGGCGGAAACGCAATCGTGAATACGAACACCGCTGCTAGACCCGGAAACAGACCCCATATTGCAAAGAAGATCCCGAGTACCCCCAGAAAGGCAACATCTCGCGGGCTCAGGGCACCCGCATATCGCAGGAAAATCACGCCGACGCTTGCGGCCGAGACACACACCCAGAGGGCTGTCGCAATGCCAAGAGCACGACCGATGCCTGAAGGCGCCCATCGCGATCCGACCACCTGCATCCGCTGCGACGTTCTCTCATGGTGCTCTCGAGCAGCAACATAGAGGCCCTCAGGGGTCTCGCCGGAGTAGCGGGCGATGATGGCGCCGAACAGTACGACCACTGGCAACAAGGCGAATAGGGCGGCGGCCCCCCGTGGCAGGCCTACGCTCGGCCACAGGACTCCGAGCAAAGTGGCTAGGCACCAAGCTACGTAGAGGCTAGTGAAGACAGATGAAACGGTGGCCACTACTCGTTGGGTCTCCGCCAGCGAGAGCGCTCTACCACTCTCGGCCAGAATGGGTTCGTCTGCGAATATGCGCCAGCCAGTTACCGTGACTTGCCTTTGCGGAATCGCCAGCCACACAAGAATTGCAACGAGCGTGGCCGGAAACACGGGAACCAGCCACGGCATCACTTCCACCGACGCCTCGTATGCCCAGAGGGCGTACTCCCGCATTTTCGGATACCAGCTGCTCCCGCTCGGGTCCTGGAGTAGAACCATAAGCGACAGCCCCAGCCCGAGCGCAGTCGGCACCATGATGGTCCAAAGCGGAATCAGAAGCCACACTTGGCCCCAGGACAGCAGGTGACTTGACGCTGCGGCAGGTTTCTCGCTCGTACCCGCGGCCTCCGGTGCATCAGCGCCTCGGACTTTCTCACCCCGCATTCGCTGCAATTCAGGCTGCCTCCGCGCCATGCCACCGCCGCCCCTCTTGTGCGCGCCTCCAGAATGCGATTGTCGTCGCAGTGTCGCAGGATTCTCCCGCAACGCGGATTTTGGATGGCTCGATTATGTCGGCGCGCAGGATCACCTGTAAATAACTCACCTGCGAACGCCGGTGGTGAGGTGGCACAACTTCGCAGCATCTCGACCCGACACTAAAACATGGCGGCGAGCTTCGCGCGGCGGGCGAGCCTGTCGGGAGTGACTTCCGTTGCAGACGACTGGCCGTAGTTGGGGCTCTTCCCCGCCCACGGACGCGGGATGCGGATGCGGATCGCACCCCGCTTCTGGCGTGTGTTGATGTCTTGCTCGAACACGGCCCACGCAGCTCGTTCGGCGGGGTGCGGCACGTACTTGTCGCCCGCGAGTGCCGAGAACAGGTGCGACGACGGCTCGCGGAGAATCTCTGAGACGTAGTCCCAGAACTCATTCCATGAGCACCGCTCGCTGGTGAAGTCCTCTACCCGAACACCGAGCGGCGCGAGGTCGTACCTCAGCGCCGCCCGGTGCCAGCGGATTAGAGCGGGGAGGACACGAGAGAAGGGTCGTACTCGTTCGACTTTTCGCCCCACCTCCGGAACACCTGCGCCACCGTGGGACCGTCGAGACGCGCGAGGATCCGCGAGGCCTTCGGGAAGCTGTCCACGAGCGACTGGATGAGGTGGGACCAGGCAGCGAGCTTCTGCGAGTCGTTGTTGCCGTTCTCGGCGTCCTGGAAGATGCCGAATGCGGTCGTGATCCCTAGCGGCACGCCAGGTTGCCCCAGCACTGGGAGCTCAAACTTGCCGTATCCGACGATGTTGAACTCGATCGTCGGCGCGGACTCGGGGCTCGCGCCCGGAGTGATGTCGACTGCGTTGTTCATGGTTGGCGACCTTTCGTGTTGTGGCGACGTCGAGGAATTGCCTGCGAGGCGGGGGTCGCCGTCACCCGCCTCGCAGGGGTCTGAGTCAGACGCGGTCGTAGGTGACGCTGGCCGTGCCGCCCGAGGTGGTGACCTCGATGTCCGCCGTCCCGGCATCGCCGCCCGGCATGAGCACGACGATCTGCGTGGCGGTGTTCGAGACGATGAAGGCGAGATCGCCGCCGATCGTGACCGTGGCGCCCGCCAGGTTCGTGCCGTCGATGACGACATTGCCAGCGGCGGCCTGCTGCTCGGCCGGCGAGACCGTCGTGATGGTCGGAGCCGCCGGGGCGCTGTCGATCCAGAGTGTCGACCACGCGTCGAACTGGTAGCCCAGGACAGGATCGCGGTAGGCGCGAAGGGTCATCCCGTACGAGTTGAGATCGGCGGGCCCGAAGGTGATCGCGTCCCGGTCGGCGACCTTGGCCCGCGGGAAGTGCGCGATCACGACATCGTCATCACCCGAGATCCCGACGAGGACGAGGTCGCGGAAGGTCTTCACGGATGCCTTCGAGACACGCATGTGCCCCGAGCTCCCGTCGATCGCCGCATCGAAGTAGACCTCTGCCTGCTTGCGACCCGACTCGATCGCCGAGAATTGCGTCGCCCAGGTACCCGGCCCGTCCTCGTCGAGAACGACGTCACTGTTGTGCGCCTTGAAGTTGACGTTGTCGCCCGGCTCCGGGGTGAGCGTGAATCCCGAGTCAGAGTAGTAGCCGAGGTCGATGCGCTTACCTGACGCGATATCGGCCGACGGATCCCAGTCGGGACCGGTCGGTGCATCCGGCACCCCGTACGCGCCGATGAGGATCCGACCGTCCTTGATGAGGCGGACGAGATCCGGATTGTTCGCCCGGTCGTTCTCGATGATTGCAGCGGTCATGGTCCGCCTTCCTGGTAGGTGGTGATTTCTGGGGTCCGCTCGGCGACCGGCGGAGTCTGAGAGGCGAGCCGTCGCGGCCGCCGGATGACGCGACGCCTACGCGACCCGCTGGGCAGTGATGGTCGTCGTCGCGTCGAAGTAGTACGTGCCGTCGTCGTCGCGCTGCTCGTTCGGTCCGGAGCTTCCCTCGCTCTTCACGAACGGACCGCGCCTCGGTGAGGACTCGAGCGCGTACAGCGCATCGGCGCAGAGGTCGAACGCGGCGCCTTTCGTGGCCGCCCAGCATTCGACCGTGACGAGGTAGTTGCGCGACACAGCGGTCTCGATCTGTCCCGGCGCTACCTGCACAACGATCTGCACTTCGCGTGACTCGTCGCGCACTGCGAAGGCTTCGATGCCGGGGCTGCTGGCAGCCAACGCTGCCTTGATTCGGTCGATTGACCATCTGCGCATGTCGGGCCATCGGGAGGCGAACTCTGGCACCGGAAAACCTCCCTAGAGCTTCACGCGAGCGAGAGCCTCACGAAGCGCTTTCTCACGCTCGCGCTTGGTGCCCGTGGACGGCGACGACTCCCGGCGATCCACGATCAGAACCGCGAGACGGCCAGCAGGACCGTAGCCGCGGGTGACGAAGACCTCGTGACCCGGGCCGGCAGCGCGCGTCGCCGCGTCAGCGAGAGCGTCCTCGATCCCCTGGCCACGCGAGTCGAGGAGAAGCTGCTCGCGGATCTCCTTGCGGTTGTGGCCGTCAATCGGAAACGTTGCGCCCGCCACTACGCGGCCACCTCGATCCGGAAGTGGGTGCCGGCATGCTCGCCGTCCTCCTCCCACTCGGCAACCGTGCCGTCAATCCGGTAACGGATGCCGTCGACCTCCACCTCATCAGTGGTCAGGATCCCGCTCGGTCGGCTGAGCTCGATATACACCTCGCGGCGGGTGGTGATCGTGCGGCGCGTGGGCTCGGTTGACTCGTCGCCCGTCGCCCATGACGCATCGCCGAAGTAGGTCGCCCAGACCGGCCACGTGCTCGGAGGAGGCGTCTGCGGGTCGCCCCACCGGTCCTTGGTTGCACCGGGCGCCCGGTACACCTTGATCGCGGTCACCGGCCAGCCGCCACATGCGTCCCGCCGAGCCGCGTTCGGAACGAACGAGCCAGCGCAACGTCTTCCGGGGCCAGGCGGGTAGTGCCGCCGATGGCCCACGTCGCGTAGGTCTCCTGCCGCGTGAACGGGCCGCGAACTCGCGTAGACGCGGTGAGGCCGGCCGCAGCGTCCTTTGAGACGGTGAGCACCGTCTTCGCAATCTCAGCGATCGCAAGCCGCACGAGCTCTGGCACGATCTCGTCGCCGTGCGAGTAATCCACGATCACGAACTCGCTTGCCGACAGCGGTGTTGTGAGCACCGACTTGAAACGGGTGAAGGATACCGGTCGACCTCGAGAGTCGAGCAGTTCGTGAACAGCGGTGACGGGTCGCTGCGGGAGGCGGACCTCGCCGCCGTCGACCTTGAGCCGCTGCTGCGAGCGGCCCGGGGTGAATTGCTGACCCGACTCCCGCCGGAACAGCTCCGACGCCTTCGCGAGGACGGCATCCACACGCTGCGTCTCCTCCGGGGTCAGGGCACGACCGACCACGGGGACGACGTCGTCCGCAGTCGCGAGGGGGATGTACTCCTCAGTCATGCCCTGACTCCCTTCGGATTGGTCGACTCGGCGGGTTAGGCCGCGGTCACTTCGACATCGGGCGAGTCGCCGCCGGTGAGCGACGTCGCCGCGGTGAGGGTCACGTACTCGGTGAACTTCACCGTCTTCGTGGCCGACCCGGTGACCTTGACGCCAGCGACCCCCTCGAGCGCGTTGAGCGCCGAGGCAATCGCCGCGTTCGTCGCGTTGTGCGCGATCGGGTCCGTGGTCTCACCGTCGACGGTCAGCGTGAACTCCCCGCCCGTGGGCCCGCCCGTCACCTGCACGGTGTAGGCCTGCACCCCCGCGACTGCGCCGAAGATCACCTTGACTGCGCGGACGAACTGCATCCGCGGCTCGTCGTCGTCGAAGAGGATCGCCCCCTCGTCGTCCCGCTCGGGGTCAGTGACGACGCCCGCACCGAGGAAGGACTCCACGATGGACCGGTCCTTGGCGTGAGTCGAGTCGTAGTCGAAGATCTGCGTGACAGCCATGCCGTTGGCGGTGACCGATGCGCCGGAGACGGCACCGCGCGGCACCACCGGGGCGACGTTCGCCAGTGCGACCGCCGTGGAGTGGACGAAGTACGACTCGTCCTCGCCGAGCGCCTGAACCTCGATGACGATGAACCCGCCGAGCTTGCCGACGACGCCTTCCCGGAGCGCCTCGGGCAACCCCGAGGTGTCAACCGCGAGGAGCTTCTCGTGGCCGGCGATCTGCTCGGAGACGCTCGAACCCACGAGCCAGTAGCGGCCACCGTCCGGCACCCATGCGTCATTGAGCAGCTTGCGCGCGCGCAAGGCGACCTTGCGCGGGTCGCCGCTGTAGTCCGTGGCACCCGGAGTGAACGCCACCTCGAGCACGAACGATGCCGCACGAAGGGTCGCGGTGATGACCTTCTCGAAGAAGGTCACCATCGACTGCACCTGCGGCGCCTGGATGTCGCGCACGAACTCGACCTCGTCGAGCGTGGCCTCCTCCGGCGACAGGTGAACCGCCTGGACGGGGAACTTGTCGAGCTTCACCTGGATCTTCGTCTGGGCGATGCGGTCCACGACGATCGGGTCGTCATTGCGCCAGCCCTTATCGCGCGCGACGAGGATCGGGGGGCGCTTGATCCCGACGACGTCGCCCGCCGCTCCGGTGAAGTCCGCCTTGCCCAGCTTGATGGTGAACAGGGATGGGAGCTTCACGTCGAGCTTGAGCAGCTCAAGCGCGGTAGCGGCGAGCTTCGTCGCCTTCTGGAAGATGTTGTCTGCCACGGGAATACCTGCCTTTCATGCAGTGATTGAGCCCAGGCGTTCGTGGCGAACGACACCGGGGGGAATTGGTTAGTGGCCGCGCGCCGCCTTCACGACGTCGACCGCCGACATGTCGCCATCGCCGATTGGCTCGCCCTCGCCCTGCCCGCCCGTTCCGGGCGCCGCGGGCGTCTTCGGCAGGATCGACGCGAGCTGGTCGGCGTGCACCTCGAGCTCTTCCCGCGTCCCGCCGCGAAGGGCGTCCGCGGGGACACCCTTCGCCTTCGCGACCTCGGCCGCGATGGTGGCGAGCTCGCTCTTCTTGGCCGTCTCGGCGTCCTTGGCCTCGCGTTCCGCGAGAGCTTGCTCCGCCTTGCCGAGTCGCTCGGTGAGCTTGTCGATCTCGGACTTCTTGTCCTCGTCGGCCTGGTCGACCTTTGCCGCCTTCTCGCGAAGCTCGGCGAGCTCCTCCTTGGTGATGTCCGGCTTGGCCTTGGCGCGGGCCTCCCAGGTGCGGGAGTGCGCCTTCCACTTGTCGGCATCGGCGTCGTCGGCGGGCGGCGTCGGATCGTTCGATCCTCCGCCCGTGCCCGTCGGGTCGGTGATGAAGAGCAGACGCGGACGGCACGCGAGCGGGCCATCCACGAATCGGCGAGTGCTGAACATGGTTGTTCCCCGTTTCGGAGTGATGGGTTCGGTTCCCCATTCGGGGCGCCGCTTACCGCGCAGGTCGCGCGGGAAGTCAGATGTCGTCGGGACCGGTGAATCGGTCTCCTCGCCAAGCGAGAGTCGGACCGAGCTCGCCGTGCTGATTGACGACGATGAGGTTGCGGTAGTCCGAGATCGTGGTCGCGGCAGGCACTCCGGACGCGTCTCTTGGACCGAGCTTCTCCTCAACCGCTGCGTAGGTGTTCGCGAGGAGATCCGGGTCGATGGTCTGCCCGGGATCACCTGCCCCCCTCACGCCTTCTTGCCCGCAATCGCATCCGGGATGGATCGGCATGAGTGAATACGCGTTGTATCGCTGGGTCGACGCGATCACGCAAAGCGCACAGTTCTCTCGCCCCGTGAGGGTGCGAATTCTGTACTCGTATCCGGCGCCCGCGTACGAGATCCGCGCCTGACGGTTGCGGGCCTGCTGCATGTCGGTGGTGGCGATCGATAGCAGTCGGTTCAGCCCCTGCTGCTTCGCCGCCTCGAAGGGCGTTCCCTTCGACAGTGCGGTGTAGGTCTGCACAGCCGGCCGCCGGTAGACGACCTCGTCGGGCACGCCGCGGTAGTCGATGATCTTCGGGTCAACCGCCATCGGCGGCCGATCGAAACCATCCACCCGCGCGAGGCCGAGGACGTAGCTCGCGGTCATCTGCGCCATCTGAAGACGGCCTGCCCGGATGACCGGCAGCGACTGCCTTACGATCCGGTCGACATCCGCGTCTCGCAGCGAGCTGGCAGAACCCCACACGCTGGCTATGTACCGGCTCACGCGGGAACGGATCGCGTCTGCTGCGACCTCGTCCGCGCGGGTCAGCGCCTCACGCGTCGCCACCGGGCGCTCCGGTCAGCGCGATCACCTCGAGCTGCTCGCGGGCACGCTCGGTCTGCTCGGCTTCGATCTCGTCGGGCGACATTCCCCAGATGTGCTCGTCGATCCACCGCTGACTCTTGCCCGCAGCGCGCGCCTGGGAGGCGGCAGCCGCCTTCTCGGATAGCGCGATGTGTTCTGGCGGCTCCCAGGTCGACTGGATCGTCTCCTGCACGTCGAACCCGAGAACGCGTGCGGCGAGCAGCAGCGCACCGTCGACCGGGAGCGCCGCTCGCACGAGGCGGTCCTTCGCCTTTTGGATCTCGCCCTTGTGCGCGTTCGCGGCGCCCGTGGCGGACTGGTTCTGGCCGGACGGGATGAACACGTCCAGCGGAACCTGCATCACCGCAGCGAGGTCGCGCAGGTCCGTCTTCTCACCCTCGAGCAGCCCGGCGATCTCGACCGCACCCGACTCCCAGATGTCGATACCCTCGGGCAGGTCGACCATCGCACCGGGCGCGAAGTTGAGTCGTGAAGCCCAGTCGATCGCGTTCCCGTCGTCGTCCGTCTCGGGCAGATTCTTGAACGCACGCGCCTTGAACGCCTGGTAGGCGGTGACGACGAGACGCTGAAGCTTGCCGAGGTTCACCGCGTCGATCGCGTCGAGATGAGGTTCGAACTCGGCGACCCCGCCGAAGTTCTCGAGCACGAACACGGGTGGCGGGCCGTCGAACACTTCGGGCTCCCCGACCGGCGTCCAGTCGCCCGACACCTTGCCTCGGATCGACCCGCCCTGAGTGACGGTCGACCGCTCGAACCGCTGCCGCAGCCCCGGAACGGTTACGAGGGCGAAGTCCTGCTTGAGAATCGTGTCGCGCCACGCCTGAAGCGACGCACGGGCCCGCCACGGCTGCACCGGGTCAGGCTCGACGTAGACACGCTCCGGCCCCTCGGACGTGATGATGGGTTCTCCGTCGCGGATCCCAACGACGAGGTGACCGATCCCGACCGAGAGCATGTCCCAGATGGCGCCGGGGATAACGATCGCGAGACGGTTGTTGCGCCACACGACCTTGAGCGCGTCGAGCAGCTCCCCGCTCGAGCTTGCGCCGACCCGGAGCCCGTTCGGCACGATCCGGCCTGCAAGCGACGAGCACGCGAGCCCAGCGACGTTCTTGCGCGCCTTCTTCTGGAACGCCTCCCACGACTTCCGAGTGTTCCGCCCCATCTCGGGAAGGTCCGCGTCGCCGCGCGAGTAGCGTCGAAGCTTCAAGACGCGCGGCATCCGCTCGTCCATCCGCTGCGCCAGAATCGGCAGCCACTCCTCGGGGGTGGTCGGCATGCGGCCCTCCTCTATGCGAGCTGTCGCGGCATCCGCCGCGTCTGCGTGTTGACTCCCGCACCGATCGCGACGAGCGCAGCAGCGAAGCAGAGCATCAGGCCCCAGCAGGCGTCGACCTTCGAGTAGTCCTGATCGTCGTCTGGCTTCTTCACGACGTAGCCCGACCGCCGCGGGTCACGGCGACCGTTGATCATGTGCGCGATGAGCCGCGGATGCGCTTCGACCGTGACGTCGGCCGCAACGATCTGAGCGTGGAGCTGATCGAATGTCTCGCACGTGCGCGACACGTCCTTCTGCTTCCACTGGATCGGGTTGTCGCGGCTGAGCTTCGCCTTGTACTTCCGGCCGTGCTTCGCTTCCCAGTTCTTCACGTTCCCCGCCCACCCGGCGGACGGATCCGCGAAGAACCCGACCACGTTGTAGCGCTTGTGCGCGTCGTCGACGGTCTTCTCGATCTCGAGCTCCGGAGGTCGCCACCCGCGACCGGCGGGCCCGTCGGGCTGCTCCCACATCCCGAGCACGAAGAAGTGCCTCTGCCGGATCGAGTAGCCGATGAGCACCGTCGAGTCGGCGATCCGGTCGTCCTTGCGGCCTTGCGATCCGTCAAAGCCGAGCACAACGGGTTCCGTGCGAGTGATCGTCTTCGGCTCAGCACGGCCGCCTTCGCCATCGGCCACGATCGCTCTCACCTCAGGCTGCGAGAGCCACGAGTCGAGCGAGTGCGTGATCTGATTCAGGAAGTCCGCACGGAGCACCTGCGGGTCGTTCGACGTGTCAAGGAACGCGAGAGCAGTCCCCTCGATCGGCGCCCACCCGGGAGCACACGGCGGGTCATGAAGAACGCACCCACGCGGGTCGTCCGAGCTATCGCCGTAGGCGTATCTCAGTCCCGCGATGAGCGAATCACGATCGCTCGGGTCCGTGTCAGGGGGCGCTTCGCGGTGGTCGTAGAGCACCTGTCGGGCCTCGGCGAGGTCGGGGTACTTCCCGGACTTGATCTTTTCCCAGTCGAGCGCCGACATCTCGGCGACTGAGCCCTCACCCGGTGTGAAGGCGTTCGGGGACTCGAAGATGACGCCGCCAGCCTTCGTAGCGTTGTTTCGGAGATTCTGCGCGAGGCGATGCCCGCCGTTCCCCTTCACCCACTCCTCGGTCTGATCCAACACTGCGGCAACTTGGTCCGGGAGACCCTTGATCGATCGGCCTGCTGACGTGCGGGCTTCGATCTTTCCGCCGCCTGGCATCGAGATGAACGAGTCCATCGGGTCGATGTCGAACTCATCGACGAGCGACCCTTCGGTCACCATCGCGAGCAGCGGCTGCCACGTGTTCTTGACCTGATCCTCCGACGTCGCCGTGATCGGAACGTTCACGGTGCGCTTGATGCTCAACCAAGGTCGCGCTACTGGCTGACCGTCAGCGTCCCATCCGTCGGGCACGACCTCGAACAGCGCCTCGGCGATGCCGAGTGCTGCGAGGTTCGGCGACTTGCCCCACCCACGGGGCCGTTGCAGGATGCCGCGTCGCTTCACCCGCCGGCAGCTGACCGGGTCGATCTCGTAGAAGTCGACGAGGAACTCGAGCATCTCGAGCGTTGGCACGAACGGCACGAGCTCGCCGCCGACCTCGAATCCGAGGTACTCGGACATCTGATCCGCGACGTGATAGCCGAGGGTCGGGAAGGGCTCATCATCGAGAGGACGCCAGGGCATCGCTACCCCTCCACCTCACTCGCCGGCCTGCGCGCGGCGACCCCAGCACGCCGGGCCCGACTGTCGATCCGTTGCTTCTTCTCGACCGCGCCCAGCTCAGCGTCCGTGGCGATCGCGAACTGCATCCGCAGCCGCAGGCGGTCCTCCGCAGTCGCGCCGAACTTGGCGGTACGAAGGCGCAGCTCACTCGCGACCTTGTAATTGCCCTCCATGAACTCGGCGTGCAGGAACGCAGCGATGAGGAGCTCTGACCAGTCGACCTCGGTGAAGCTCGTCGCCATTGGCGAGCGCCCCCACATCGCCCACCACTCACGCGTGCTGGTGGGCCAGTCGACGGGCTGGTCCCAGTCGTCGCCGTCCTCGTCCTTGCGAACCTTGTAGCGCGTCGGAAGGTCGGGCTGCGTCGACGGGGTCGCCTCGAACACCGTGAGCGCCTGGGGATCCTTGTTGCGGCGAGCCCGCCGTGCCGGATCCTTCGGCGTGGGACCACGCCCCGCCATCAGGCACCCGCCGGCAGCAGCTCCGCTCGGAACCGGAAGGTCCGGACCCACTCTCCGTCGCGGAACTCGATCGCCTCACGCACCAGCTCCGGGACAACGAAGCCCGGACGCAGCTCGTCGGTCGCAATCGTCTTCAGGTGCTCGATCGCCGTGTCAACGGCCTCCTCGAGGTCGGTCGCCACAAGGGCGAATGTCGTCGAGTCGGGCATGAACATCGCTACCCCGTTTCGGGATCGGTAGGTGGCCCTTCGGCCCAGAGCGTCAGCCCCGCTGCGCGGCCCGGACGGCGGATTCCCAGACCCGTACAGAACGCGAGCCACAGCAACTCCCCGCGGGGGAAAGGCCGGGGGGAGGGGGTGGACCGGGGGTCTCGTCGGATTGCGTCGCGAACGGTCGTCGCAGCGTGGATGTCGGTTCAGTGAAGGCCAGGGTGACGCTCTGGCGGGCGCAGTCGCGATCCTCGGCGGGGCCGGGCCCGGGCGGCTTCGCGTTGCGTCTCTCGGTTGTGGTGCCAGTCACAGAGAGCGCGGACCATGTCAACGGTCGTGCGCTCCCCCGGCCGCCACTGTTCGATGTGGGCGGCCGCGAGGTTGGTTGTGGCTGGGCACCGGTCCCCGTTCACCAGCATCTCTACACACCGGTACCCGTCGCGCTTCAGGCAGGCATCCCGCACGTCAGTCGGAACATGCTTCGGCCGTGAGCTCTCCCAGGGCATCTACCCGCCCCAGCCTCGACGAAGCGGGCTCCCGGTGGCATCGAACACACGACCACCTCCGGGCAGAAGATCCCCTCAACACCTCAGCGCAGCAAGCCCTACCGCGGGCGCTCGATCGTTCGTCTGCGGGGGTGAGGGGAAGCGGACATGAGAAACGCCCCGGAGCTGGTGCTCTACGGGGCGTCTACCTGCCGGTAGGCATGGCTCACCGGCACAGTTTCAGATTAACACAGCTTCTCGAGATATCGAAGCAAACCCACGCGGTCGAGCTACGCGTCGTCGATCCCCAGGCGCGCACGGAGCTCTTCGCCATCGAGTACAACGAGATGCGTTACGTCGAACGGTTGCGGATCCTCGATCACTCCGCCCACCAGCGTTCGCGTCACACGACGCCCATAGACGGCCAGCCCACGCTCCAAGAGCCCATCCAGCATCGATTGCAATGTGCGCTGGACCTCGCGGACTGCTGCGAACCCGTCGGCCAGTGTCTCTTCGGCACACACTCCGACGTCCCGTGCGTAGCTGAGAAATTCATCAGCCGCGTCGGAGGCATCCGGATCCCCGTCCCCCTCGACCGACCGCATGTTCCACAGACCGGCTCCGGCTACGAGATCCCACACCTCCGCTCCGCTAACAACCATGTGCATCTTGAGCGCGTCCTCGCCGGGGCCTTTCTGGAGACGAACTGGTTCCAAATGGTCATCTGCGAACCTCTCCTCGGCCCACCGCTCATGAGCTCTCTTGCGCTCCCTAAGTTCGTCAACGGTGAACACATCAGGCTGATCGTCGACTCGCTTGTGGTCGTCAGCGCACAGAAGAATCAAGTTCTCGTAGTCATCAAGCTGATGGCGGCCATCTCCTGACCCTCGAGGGCCAGCCTCTTGGCGGGCGATGATGTGCGCCACTTGGCCAAGGATCAGTCCCGGCAGGGCTGCACTGTCGGCGTCAATCGTCAATGGACGCCGGCAGATCGCGCAACGGTTGTGCGACCTCGCCCACAGCAGCTTCTCACTTCGAGAGATTGCCACGCGTCGACACTAGCGAGTGCGGCGAGAGCTTGGAACGGCCGCGACGATAGCCGGAGGAGAGTCGCGAGGCTCCACGCGCATGGTGAATGCGGGGTCTTCGATCAGGGGTGAGAGTCAGGCGTAATCTTGCCGCATGACCGACTACGACGAAGTGGTTCAATCCCTTCACGACCGCATCACCCGCGACCAGGGGTGGGCCATGCTCAGCCAAGATCCACCGGAGATGCGGGATTGGTATTTCAATTTTCTCGCGCGGCTTGCACTCGCTATTGGGAACGAGCATGTCCTACTCCTCACCTCAAGCTCAGAGGATTCCGGGAACTTTGACTTCGCTGGGAAGATCGCCGTGTTCACCCCCGGCTTGATCGCCGAAGCCAGCATCAATCGCCGTAATCCGAACGTGTCGCAGGTCACGGTCGAGCTTTCGGTGCGGCCGCTCCGCGTCGATCGGCTGACTATCGACACCACCAAGCGCTCGCGCGACGGCTCACCCTGGCCTGGTCGCTTGCGCCTCACACTCAGGACGCAGGAGCGCTCCATCGTCGTCCCCTTCTCGACGATCGCCCCCCAAGAGGAGTACGCGGAAACGTTGGCGCTGCTAGAGCACGTCCGCGGCGCCCTTGGATAAATGCAGGCCCCCGATCTATCCATCGGCCTCGGCCCACATGGCGGGCGGGCAATCAAGCACCACTAATCCGACGCCGCAGGCTCGAAATAGCAGGACATCCCGCTGCCCCCGCTGGCCCTACGACAGTCGGCCCGTGTACGCCTCCATGGCACGCGAACGAGATGCCTCGAGGCACGGATTCGCGGCGCCTCGGATGCCAGCCTCGGCAGCCGCGGTCAGTCCGTCGTGAACGAGCTCAAGACGATCCGCGACAACACCGTGGAGAGCTCCGACGGTGCGTGGCGACGTCACCGCCACGACCGTCCACCCGTCTCGCCGCAACTCTGCCGCGCGCCTCACTGCTAACGGGGCGGTTCGTGCGCCGACAATGATTCGGGTTGCGCGGCGCGCCTGCAACTCGCTGATCTCGGCCGCCGTCTGAGGGTCATCCCTCAGCGGGTCGCCGACGAGCGACTTCACGAGTTTGGACGTATCCGGGATGAGCGTCTCGGTCGTTGTCGGGTATCTCGCTTCACGAAGAGCGCCGGCGATCGCCTCAACGTCGACGCCCCCCTGCCGGGCCATGTGGATAACCTGCGGGTCGCCCTTCCAGATCCCGCCACACTGGTCGCTCGAGTTGCGGCAGCGGGCAACAAGCTCGCCATCCTCGAGGTTCACGACAACCGCGTCGACCTCGGCCTCCTGACCGCTCGCCCACACCACGACGCGCGCGAGGCCGCACACCGGGCAAGCGAATCCACGTAGCGGGGCCTGCCACCTCGGGTCGAAGACCTGCCGAATGCGCTGCACCCACCCCGAAAGCCGTTCCTCCGCCACGGCCACCGCCGTCTCGCCGAGGTCGCCCCGATCCAGCGCGGCATGGAACGAGATCGACCATGCGAGCAGGTCGACGACAGCGGACCCCGTCGGCCGTCGAGCCGACATTCCCCGGTAAAGGTCGGTGATGCCGACGTGCTCATCGTCGCCGACCACGATCTCTCGCCAGAGGTCGACCGCGCCCGGATCGATCGGCATCGCAGCACCCGATGATGCACCCGCCGCGGTTCCGCCGATGTCGCTGTGGCACGCGCGCCGCAACTGCACGAGCAGCGGGCGCGCCTCGCCGTCCTGAACTGCGAGCCGCTCCACCAGATCCGCTACGGACTCGGTACTCATAACGCCTTCCTCCCCGCGGGCCCTCGCCGCTGTTGGTCGTCAAGGGCGAACGCCCCGTGTTCGATGTGTGCACTGCGGCGCGAGATCTCCTTCTCGCCGACCGCGAGCGAACCCTCGTCCCTCGCACGACGCCGATTCGCCGGCAGACCGTACCGACGCCGCCTCGACGAGACAGCGCTGTTCGTCATGGACAGCCGCGCGGCGATCTGCGCGTCGGTGTAGCGGGCACGCCAGAGCTGCAACACGGGATCGGAGTCGAACGGCACCGACGTCGACGCGGCCACGGCACACAGGTCCGCGACGTACTCGGGTACCTTCATGTCGAACTGCTCAGCCTTGCCCGCGAGCTTCCAGAACTGCTCGTCGGGGATGTCCATCTGGAATCTCATCAGCCGACCGCTCCTCCCCATGCCTTCACGGCGTCGTCGTGGGAGATCTCTCCCCTGATGAATTGGTCGTGCAGCTTTCGCGCACCGGCACATGCCCCGCAAGGGATCAGTCCCGTGTTGATCGGATGGAGCTTGCAGCCCTGCGGGGGAGGCATGTCCGGGTCGGACATCCACGTGGGGCGCTCCCCGTCTCCCGCTTCTCCCCCGCTTTCCCCCTTCCCCTCTGCCGGAGTCGGCCCGGAGGCCGCCCACGCCGCCCGCTGGGCCGCCTCCGGGCCCGGGTCGGGTGACGGGTGTCGCGAGCCGTCGCGGCCATCGATCGACACGAACTCCGCCCACGGGGCAGGATTCACCTGCAAGAACAGGCGACGACCTGACTCGTAGAGAAGCAGCCACCCGCGCCCTTCGAGGGCAAGTAGCATCTCGTCGACGGTTTCCGGAGTCACGTCCTCGTCGAACTCGTACAGCGCCTCCCGCAGCACCCTCGACGACGCGATCTCCCGACCGGCGGCGTCGACGTACATCAGCAGCGCCAGCAGGAACAGCCGCAACGACTGCGGCATCGAGAGGAATCTCTCGCTCCGCAGTAGCGGCTCGGACTTGAGCTTCCTCGTCGGACTGAATGGCATGCTGAACAGCTCTCCTGAACGCGGTAACTGCGGCCCCCAGGTCGCCCGGGGCGACGAGGAAGCACTCGGTGAAGCCCCGGCCGCGCCAGAGCAGATCGGTTGACTCGTGGTGCGTCGCGAACGCGCGCGGGAACCGCGCGGCGAGGTCGACGAGCGCCCGCTTCTCCCACTCGAGGGAGGTGTCTCGCACGAGCACGACGATCTCGGCTCCGGTGGCAAGGAACCCCCGCACACGGGATGCGGCGCGAGCGTGGCCGACCTTGAGCACGCCCCGTTCGCGCCAGTAGACGACGTAGGTCATTACGGAGTCGCTCAAGAGGCCCTCCGGATCCGCACAATCGGGCGCTCGTCATCGGGCGTGCCCGGAGCGTTCTGGTGCCGACCGCACAGGCACTTGCCGAGGCGCATCCGGTGGCAGTCCCACGACTTGCAAGCGCCATTCCCGTCCTGCACATCGCCGCACTCGAGGGTCCGCTCGTCCAGTAGCACGAAGGTCAGGAGCTCGCCGGTCTCCCGGCGAGTCACGGTGATCTCTTCCGGTGGGTCGAACACGTCGCGCAGCCCGCTCGGCGTCAGCGGCAGAAACAGGGACGCCCGCTCAGCCGTGCCGGGGAGTCCGTAGGTGTTTCCTCGGTCCATCAGAACGGCACCTCCTGATCGGTCGGGGCGGCGCGGCCATCGGCCGTCAGCCACACCTCGCCGCCATGGGCGGCATGCAGCACAGGGACGTGGCGGGCATCAGCGTGCAGAGAGATCGCGATCCCTCGCCGCATCGCCTCCGTCTGAAAATTCGCGTCCGAAGTGATGAGCCCGTTGATCGCCGACTCGAGCCACACGAGGTTCTCGATCCGGTGCTTGTCGGGTCGACCTCCCATCCCGCCCTGACGGTGCTGCGGCACGAGCACGTCGGAGTCGGAGCCGCGCACATACTCGCGGCCGGTCCATGACGACACGTGCCCGTCGCGCTCGTCGAGCGCATCGAGCAGAGCCTTCGGCACGTGCCGAGGCGACCGCACGCGCCGTGGCTGCTTCTTCGGGTGCCCGGTCATGCGGTCACCTGCGGGGGCTTCCGGCGAGGAGCCTCGAGCGCTACCGTCTCGGCATGGCTACCGACGACCCGCTCGACGAAGCGATCGAGCTGCTCACCTCGCCCGCGAAGTACATCAAGACCTACGGCGGGATCAACAAGACTGAAGACGAAATGGTCTTCCAGCCGATCATCCGAGCGCTCCGACTCCTCATCGGCGAGGTTCAATCGCTGCGCGGGGAGGTCGACGAGCTCCGCGGTCAAGAGGGATCCATTGCGAGCGGGGGAATTCAGGTCTTCGACCCGAACGACCGCCCCTGGCGGCCGTAGCGTCATCCCGCCATCTCCTCGTAGTGGAGGGCGTCGATCCGCTGGCGCTCGAACTCTTCGAACGTCATCCGTCCGTGCTCGGCGAACCACTCGAGCAACTCCTCCGAGGCGTACGCCTGCACTCGCGCCCAGGGTCCCATGAACAGCGAGTACGGATCGACGTGCGCGGCTCGACCGCGGCGGTTCAGCAGGTGATCCCTGCACGCCTCCGCAGCCCTCTCATATGCCTGCTCTCGGTAGTCCTCGAACTCGGAGCGGAGCTTGCGCCAGTTCCTTGCGGCGTCGGCGAACAACGCGCTCACGACGAGCACCACTTTGAGGGGCAGACCACTCGAGCCGCAGCCGCTACGGTGCCGAGCATGGATCCCACGCCACTGCCGATCCCGCTACCCGTCGACTTCGGCCCGACGCTCACCGATTGGCTGCTCGTGTTGGTGACGGCACTGGGGGTCGCAGCCTCGACGACCGTCGCCATCGCGGCGTGGAAGACGTCACAGCAGGCCGCTCGCATAGCCGAGACCTCCCACAAGGCGGCCGTCGCCAGAGCGCTCGCTGACGACAGACGTGAGTTTGTCCAGGAAGTCGCCGGCTGGATCAACGACAACCGCGCGTCTCTCATAGACGCGGCCGAGCTCACTGTTTCCTCCTCACGCATCCGCGTGCGGGCAGCGAGTCTTGGGGTAGACGGCCTCGGGAGTTGGATCCGTGAAGCAGCGGACCTGATCCGAGCCGTGAAGGGGCGGGCCACAGTACCCCGCGGGAAGAAGCAATCACCCATGGACCATCGAGGCGACGCGGTCAACAAGCTGCGGAGCGATGCGGAGAAGCGGCTCATCGGCTGGATGCTCGGGGGCGAGCTCGACCTCACTCCCTTCGAGATGCCGCCTTGGGGCTGAATGCCGGACGCGTTCACGAGAGCACCTCGAACACCTGCTCGCCGATCCAATGCGCGACGTTCACAGCGACCGCGTTTCCGGCCCCCTTCGTCGCCTCCGACTTGTTCGCGGCCGACACGTCGTATCCCTCCCAAAACCGCTGCGCCCGCAGGTGCTCGGTCGGGTTCAGCATCCGGAAGCGCACGTCGGCGAGGTCGAACGGCAGCTCGCCCTCGTACTGCGAGTCCGGGCGCTTGCGCTCCGGGATCACTAGAGCGTGATTTCCGCCCGCTCCCGTGATGGGGTGCGTCGGCTCCATCACCGAGGTGTTGAGGTGGCTCTGGTCACCGCGCGATCCGTACTGGCGCGAGAGGAACGCGCCGGGCGGGATCGTGAGCCCGTGGTGGTTGCCGCCTGCCGAGACCGCGGCGAGCGCCTCGGCGATGTTGTTGGCAGTGCCGGTGCCGTGGAAGTCGACGAGATAGGGCGGCACGACGAGGTTGTGGTGCGCACCGCCCGCGGTGATCGCACCGAGCGGAGCAGAGTCGGCGTCGTCGTTGCGGCGCTCGGACCCTGCCTGCTCGCCGTAGTGGTGCGAGACGAAGGGGGGGAACACGATCCCGTCTCCGACCTTCGTGGAGCGGGTGGGGAGCGGTGCCCTGTAGAGAGTCTGCGCACGGCGATCGTCGTCGTGGTTGACCGCGGTCATGAACGGCGGCACGCTCAGCGCGTCGCCCGTACCGCCTGCCTGCCGCGTCATCAGCGGAGCGCCGTCCGCTGCCCACGCGCGGTAGTAGGCGGACGGGTCTCCGAATCCGCGGTGGTCGGGCTTCGCTGCATCCCACGTCTGGCCGCCGTGCGCGACGACCGCGGGGCGAGCGAACATGCGCGCGCCGACTTCTACGCGCCGCATCGTCGCCGCAGCAAGGGGGCGCATGCCCAGGCTCTCTCGGTCGCCGATCCGGATGCCCAGGTCCGACCAGTCGATGACGCCCGCTGCGGGCAGTACGTAGGGCTCGACGATGTGGCGTGCGTGGCGGTTCGCGCCACACACGTAGTCGTACTGACGGCGGTACTTGCCGACCTGCGGCGCTCCGGGAGCTGCGGGCTTCCGCCAGTGCTGCCGCGCCTCGACGACCTCGCCGCACTGCTCACACCACGCGGGCGGGCGGGGCTCGATCCGCGGCATGCGGACCCCCTTCGCGGTCAGGACGATGTAGATCCGGTCGCGCCACTGCCCAGCGGGAGCGTTGCCCGGGCCGTAGACGTGCGCGGCCGACACATTGACGATCTGCCACGAGTAGCCCAGCGACTCCCACATGAGCAGCCAGCTCCGGAACAGCGGCCACGAGGCCACCTCGGGCACGTTCTCGATCATCACGGCCTTGAACCCGCGCGCCTCGGCGGCACGGATCGGGTCGAACATCGTCGCTCGCGATCGCTCGCCCGCGTCGTTCGGCACGTACTCGCCGAACAGGTCAAGGTCGGCCGCGCGGGGTCGCTTGCGTCCGCCCGCGGGCGAGTGCCACGTGCACTCCGGGGAGGCCCACAGCACGTCGGCATGCTTCGGGAGACGGCGCATGTCGTAGCCGCTCAGGTCGCCCTGCACATGGTCGGCGGCGCGGTGGTTCGCTGAGTGCACGGCCACGGCCTTGTCCCAATGGTTGTAGGCGGTCGCCAACTCATAGCCAGCCTCGACGAGCCCCGAAGAGCTGCCACCGAACCCGGCGAAGAAGTCGAGGAACACGGGGCCGCTCATGCGGTCGCCTCCTCGGCGCCCGACCATCCAGACGAACGCGCCGCGTCGTCGAGCGGGAGGACAACGCGGTGGCGAAAGTGGCCCCAGAACACGGCTGCGGCGATCGTGTAGGTCTCGGTCGTCGCGTGCGCGACCTTCCGGAGTGTGAACGCGGACAGATCGGGGTCGATTTGCCAGAAGCGGAACCGCAACAGCAGTCCCTCGCGGCCGTCGAACCGCCATACGCCGGGGCGCGACGCGATCACAGGCTCCATCCCGCAGGTGTCGCAGTAGTCGATGCGAGCACTCATCCGCGGGCCTTCTTCCGCGCCTTGAGCTTCGCGACCGTTCCGCTGACACGCAGCTCGCCACGGAGACGGTCACGCTCGGCAACGAGTCTGGCGACCGAGGTTGGCAGGACGCGGCGCTTCGTGGTGTTGATCGCGGCGAGGATCTCGAGCGCAACCAGCAGCAGCACCGGCATAGCCCCCTTGATGAACGGCCCGATCTCGTGCGGGAGGGTGCCCGGGGTGGTAACCGACTGCCAGTAGGTGAAGTTGACGACGGCGGAGAAGCCGACGAGGCCGAGCGTCACGACGACACAGAATGCGACCGCGGCCCAAGCGCGCCGCTCCCGCAATGCGAGGGTTGCGACCGCGGTGCCGACGAGGAACACGTCGAGCGCTGTCGGGAGCACCCATGACAGCGCGGGAGTGAACGCCATCTCGGCGGCGTGCAGCAGTCCGTCGATCGACCCGACGCCGCCCGCGACGACGCCGAGGACAAGGGCGAGGTTCGCGAGGCGGTGCATGGCGATGTTGTCGGCGCTCTTCGCGGCACCCGATCCCGACCGGGCGCCACGGCGCTTCTTCGGTTCGACCTCAGCCTCGACGACCCGGCCGACGCGACGCGTCGCTTTACGCGGCCGCGCGACGCGAAGCACCTCGCGACCTCCGTGGTCGAGCTCGACGAGGGTCGGGGGCAGACCGGAATCGGGGGTGCTCACGCTGCACCTCCGTCGAGGATCGCGTCGGCGAGGGCGATGCCGTCGCGCTCGGTCGACCACACGACGCGCTCGATGCCGCCGGTCGCGACAGCCGACTTGATCCGGGCGCAGGTGCTCTCGAGGATCGCGAGGATCGCTGCACGGCGCTCGGTGTCGGGCTCGAGGCTGAGCAGTTCGATCGCGGCGGCGAGGCGCACGAGCGGCCGCTCGGCCTCGTCGAGTCCGAACGCGGCGACCTTGACGGCCTGCGCGGCGGTCAGCTCGGCGGCGCTCACTTGGCCGCTCCCGCGAGCTTGAGGAGCAGCCAGACGGTTTCGATGTCGAGCACCTCGACGTCGTACAGCGCGGGCTCGGTGCGGGGCGCGTTCACGAGCGCGATCCCGTCGTCGCGGACCTCAGCGAACACGTCAACGTCTGCCGGAAGGTCGCGGTGGCCGACAACACCCTCCGCGTCGTGGCGGGCGATGAGCAAGACGGGGCCGGCATGCTTCCGCAGCGTCTCGATGAGGGTGCGCCACCGCTCGCCGACGGTGAGCCAGTAGCCCGCGCCCGGGGTGACGGTGCGCGCCCAGTCGCGGACGGCGTCGGCGAGCTGCGAGACACCGTCGATGACGAGCATGTGCGGCTTGCCGCCCTTCTCCCGCCCGAGGGTGGTCATCGCGGCGATCGCGTCCTCGAACGCGTCGAGCGTGCCGTCGTGGTCGACGATTTCGAACCGGGCGCCGGGCGTCGCGCCGAGCGCATCCGGGGTGCGCTCCTTCCACGACACCCAGAGGGTGCGGTCGATCAGGTCGGAGGCGGACGCGATCGCGGCGAAGCGGGCGGAGTCGGCCTTCGGGCCCCCTGCGAGCAGCATGATCGGCCAGGGCGAGACGCCGGTCGGCTTGCGGAGCGCGAGGTTCACGGGGCCACGAGCGCGCGGGCCCGTGCGCCCGGCGCGCGAAACGGTGGGGACGGTGGGCAGGTCAGTGGTCGTCATTGTGGGCGTCCTGGAAGTCGTAGACGTGGAACATCGGGGGCTTGAGCAGCACGACCTCGTCGGGGTATCCCGGCCAGGTGTTGCTACGGGCGCACTCGGCGAACAGGCGCCGAGCGTGCGCGGCGTCGGTGACGCCGATCGAGACGAAGTCGGAGTCGAGCGCGGCGACGAGCACGTGGTGTGGGGGCTCGCTTTCCACGGCGACGAACGCGAACTCGAGATCCGGCGCGCCGCTCGGGTCGTACGTGTGCAGGTAGTGCGGCTGCTGCACGTCGTACCGGAACCGCGCCACCGCCCGGGCGAACCCCGCGGGACTGGCGTCGGTGGTGGTCTTGAGGTCGACGGCAATGCGGCGTCGGCCGGTGCGCTTGGGGAGGAAGTCGAACCTGGCGCGCAGGTCGATGCCGGTCTCCGGGTCGGTGTTGAAGATGGTCGCCTCGGGGGTGCCGTCCTGCTCGAGCAGGGCACGGGCTGTTGTCGAGCCGAGCACGGCTTCCGCCATCGCGTTGACCTTGTCGGCGACGTCCCTTTTCACCGGCACCCGGCCTGCCGCGCGCTGCTGCGCGGCCCACTCCTTCGCGGCGGAAGTCGACGCAGCCCCGTTCGTCGCGAGGACATCGCGCGGGTAGACCGCGATCTGCGCTCCGACGCCGAGCACCTTCGCATGCACCGCGTGCCCGAGGTCGAACTCGTCCTTCGGCGGCTGCGGGTGCGTACGCCAGTAGTCGAACGTGCGCGGCGACTTCAGGATCCGCTTCGCCCCCGTCGCCGAGAGCGCCGGGTGCTCGTGGTACTTCCCCTCCGGGTAGTTGGCCCGGACCCGCGCGGCCGTCACGAGCGGCCTCCCCGGTGGTGGGCACCACGACGGTGGCGGATCGGCGCGACGTTGTCGGGCAGCTCCGTGCCATCGGCGCGCACGAGCTCGTCGAACGTGGGGCCGACGGCCGCCAGGCCGACGGCAGCATCGCGCAGGATGGCGGCGTGGTGGCGTGCGATGTGGTCGCCCGAGATCGGGAACTCTTGCCCGAACCGCTCGTGCAGGTACTCGATCGTTGCGACGTCGGCGCGGGCGTCGACGTCCTGGCCGATGTGCCCGGCGACAACCTCGCTGAATCGCGAGTTGATCTGGGGGTCGCGACGCAGGGCCTCGGCGAGCATCCCGAGGGTGCGCTCGTGCGCCTCGGCGATCTGTTGCTGCACGCGGTTCATGCGGTCACCACCTGCACGCCGAGCATGTCGGCGAGGTCGAGCTCGCCGCGCTGCTCGAGGAGGCGCGCGACCGCGGCCTGATGTTCCACCGGCACGGCGGTCGTGGAGTACCAGCCCGACACGTACCCGTCCGAGGTCTTCTTCACGACGGGGCGCTTCGTCTTCCCGAGGCGCTGCATCGACGCGGTCTTCGCCGCGATCCGACCGGCGGTCACGAGAGCTTCCCGAGTGCTGCGCGTCCGGCGTCGGTGATGGCGTACTCCGCCTCGGGGAGGTGATTCGCCGGGTTCACCCGGTCGCGGACGATCTCGAGGAGACCGTCCGCAGCGAGCTCCCCGGCGCGCTTCCGCGGCGAGTCGACGTGGATCTTCCGCCACCCATTGCGGCTGCGGCGCAGGTCGTAGAGGTCGTTGATCTCGGCCCCGATGATCGGCCCCTCCTGAAGGACGATCTGCAACACGCGCAGCTTGGTCTCGTGGATCGACCGTGCGGATGCGTCCGCGGCGACGTGCGAGTTGTCGCGGTCACCGCGCCGCACCCGCGGAGCATCGACACCGAGCGTCGTCCCGACGAGCGGCTTCCCTGCCGCGCGCATCGACTGCGGCAGCGTCAGCGCGGCGCTCACGCATCGACCTCCCCGACGTGATCCCGAACGTCGGTGATCGTTCCGTCGGGGTGCTCGTCGCAGTCGAAGTGCTGCACCTTGAAGTCGCCGAGCAGGCGACAGTGGCCCCCCGACGCTGGGGGTGTTGCCGCCGCCCCCTCGGGCGCTACCGTGTTATTGGAGGGCATCCGCATTGCCTTTCGTTCGGCCCCCGGTGCAACGGGGGCTGTTCTCTTGCTGGGGCAGTTCGCTCCGCCATAGCTGCGGGCGGGTCTAGCTACGAGCCCTCCCCTCTGGAACCGAGGTAGGCGAGACGCATTGCAACCGTGATCGCCGCTCCGAGGAGCACGAGCCCAATCACGACCGCACCGGTTCGCCGAAGAACGCAGAGACCGGTACGCCGAGGCGAGCGCTGAGCCTGGATAGCTCGGACGCGGAGAACTCGACGCGACCCGCGAGGCGCCGGCTGACCTGGGGCTGTGTCAACCCCAACGCCTCAGCCACGTCCACTTGGGATGCACCTCGGCGGGCCATCTCGGCTTTCACGTTCTCGACGACTCCGGGAACGTATGCATCTGGTGCATTGGGCATGCGTACAAGCTATGCATCCGATGCATAGTTGTCAACGCAATGCGTAAGCGCGGCGTGTCGGGTTCAAGCGCTAGGAGGTCCCTCTATGCGCACATCGCATATTCTGATACACTCAGCGCATGTCCTCAGCAACGATCACCGAGCTGCCTGGGCGCGACGCCGCGCGCGAAGTCATCGCCGCGCCCATCCGCGCACACCTCGCCGTGAAGAACATCTCCGGATCGGATCTCGCGCGTCGAATCGGTCTCACCCAGCCGCAGATCAGCCGACGGCTGTCCGGGCGACTGCCGTTCACCTCGGACGACCTCAATGCGATCGCGGCCGAGCTCGATCTCACGGTGGTGGAGCTGATCCAGATGCCGAAGCCCAGCATCACCGGAGGAGGCACGCGCCTTGTCGGCGTCGGCACGACGATCCACCGATTGGTAGGGCGGACGGGACTTGAACCCGTGACCGACGGATTATGA